TTTCTCATCAGCCATTTTGGCGACCTGCTCAGCCAACTGCTTGTTCTGTGTAGTTGTGTCTTTCAGGATTTTTACAACCGCCTCAGGCAGTCCTTTGTAAATATCCTCCGCTCCTTCAGCGCTAGCTGCAGGTGGATCAGCTACAGGTGCAGCCTTTTCAACCTTTGCCTCAAGGCTGGCAATGTAGTCCTGCATTTCCTGCGGCAAAGCAGCTATTGCAGCTTTCGTGACCTTTGTGTCCTTGTTCTCTGCCATGTTTCCTTCACTCCCTTCACCATTTTCAGCCTTGTTAGGCTCTTTATTGTCAGCAGCTTTCGCCACTTGACTTCCACTTGCTGTTTTATCAGCCTCTTCAGACGCATCAGCTTCTGCTATAAGGTCTGTTAAAGCCTTGTGCATGTCCTTTAACTTGCACATTCTGTCAGATGATATCTTTCTGCCAGCTTTTGCTACCTTCTCACCATTTAACCAGCTTGGAACAGCTGATTCTATAGCGTTAGCAAACTGGTCAATGCTCCCCCTCACAAGCCCGACTTTGTCAGCCTCCTTGGAGCACAATATTGATTTGATCGCTTCACGCAACGCATATGTGTAGTCCCACATTTCGCACATAGCGTTCTCGACCTTCTGCTCTGCCAGTTCCTCATTGAAAGTTGTGGCAGCTTCGTCGTCAATCGGCATAACCTGGAAACCACTCAACGCTTTGGCGATTGCGTCAGCAATCTTGGCTAACACGCCTTTCTCCTGGTCTCCATCTGCTGATTTAAACAAAGATATCCGTGAACCCTGCTGCGCTCCAGCCGGAACAAAGTCTACCTTGTTGATGTCTGCAGCTTTCAGCTTAGTCTTTTTACCGTCCAACCCCATCTTTGTTCACCCCCTTTCACAATTAAGTGGTCTTTTATACCTCAACGCGCTTTGCTGTGCCTTCAATTGAAAACGCGCGATAAGTACCATTTTTGACCTTCTCCCACACATCATCATCGGTTACATAGATACCAGTCCACCAACCGACAGGCATGCACCCTGCAGGCACTCCCCATATCCGTTGTTTTTCAAGTGTCGTTACGACCGACTCAATCAAGACTCCCATGCCACTGTTGATGTGTAATTCACCAGCATCCCTGTAAAATCGAACGTAACGGTAAGCTAGCTGTTCCAAATCTTCTGGGTCAACACTGTCGTTCTGCAAGTCCCAAACCTCATTGCCTTGTGCATCCCTGCTGATTACTGACCAACCAAACGCTATGCGCTGTTCTGTATCTGCTTTCTTAATCTCAAAATTGAACGTTTTGGCGACATCACCTGAAGAATCAGACTCCACCCACTTGCCATCCTTCTTTGTCCATCCGGCACGCCTCAACCCTGCCCAGGCTGTAGCGAATGCAGTGCTCTCTTTGTCATATGTTTCAAGCGCATTGTTAACGATTTCACGCCATATCGTTTGTGCCTTCTCCGGTAACGCGCTCTTGATTGACTCTGGCAGGTCTGTGTTAGCTGCATACGGCATTGTGTTCACCCCTTTCTTTAGAATGGATACAACATGTTCAATTCGACCGCTTCAAGATTGGTAAAGTCCCATTCAATCTTAGAACCAACAGGAAGTTTAAATAAACGCACATTCCTGAACTTTATATAGCCAGCAATTTGGGCATTTCTCCCTATTCTAAATCTGTTATCGCCTATTATAGCTGGTGTCGTTGTTATGACTTTTTGAAACCCAACAATTTGTTTAAAACCAGTGCCAGCATGATTTGAGCCTAATTGCGTGTAATATGTTGATGTCGTAGCATTTTCAATGACCTCATACAACAATCCGTATTGAGTGCTGGCTTCGAAATTGGTGTTTATATCCAACACACCGTCAACTGAGTTCAATACCAATCCTGTGAAATCTGCTGAATCAACACCATATTTTGACCACTCTGCCCATGTATATGGATCATAGGCAAGCTCGTTTATTGGCGCATTGTTCAAGTCAGCGTAAACACCGTTTATGTTCACATTTCCTTGGCATTCTCCGTTCAAAGCAAGATTCTTGGTCATTGCGAATGGATTTCTACCGTTTACGATTTTCATATGATCCACTCCCTGCCATTAATATTCGCTTCGGATGACTTCAATACCATATGTCTTGCCGTTGGCGTTTGCCCAAGCAAGGCTAATTTCATCACCCTTAGCTAATTTGATCGGTCTGGTTGGTTGCCATACCAAGTCTGTGACAGCCGTCATATCCTGAGTCAGCAACACTATGTCATAAGCAGCATCCTCACCACTATCTATCTGAATTATCAAACTACCTGCGCCCCCTGCTGCTGATAAGTGTACCCTCACTTCATCAAGCTCGTAGCTGCTGTCAGGTGAAACTTTGGCAACTAATGCTACAGCACCAGTAAAACGGTCAACTACTCTATGCATGGTCAATACCTCCTTCATAATGTTTGCATTTCTGTGCCCTCACTGTTATCCTACCTGGAATTCTGTTCGGATAAGCCGGACACGTCCATCTCTCTTGGCTTTCATTCTCGTTTACCTGCTTGACAGATAGATTCTTGAGACATGTGTTACATAAAGCCTTAGGATTCAATACTAACATGTTATAACAGCCTCCTTAAGATTTCCATGAATTTCACGGCTATAGGTCTTGGATTCGGCATGTGTGCCTCCGTGAAGCACTCAGCGAAAAACTCACCTGGACATGTGTTTGCGTATGAACTGATCCCTGTGGCTATGTCGTCAACAGACAACGATGCAAAATACTTGTGTATCTCACTGTCACTCCACAATTTCATGTCGTTCATCAAAGCGTGTCCATATTCATGGATCATTGTGGCTTCAGCACCATATGCTACATTGCCTAACGCACGCATTTTCTTGCCTTCAGCCACTCTAGCAGCATACTGTGCAAGTTTCTCGTCGTGTTCGACAACTGCATCTTCCCATGGAATATATATACCCATTGACTCAGTGTTTATGCCGATTCTCGTGTTGAAAAACTCTCCTGCCAATGACAAATCTGATTTCACAGGTCTAGGATTCATAGCTTTGAGTGTTCTGTTCCTTGCCACTCTCTGGCTCACACCAGGATGTTCTTTCATGTAGTCAGCAATGTTTAGATTCAATGCATGATCCCATGATTTTTGCCGTTCTAACAGCCAATCACCATGGCTTGCTACCGGATAATCCTTCAATGGGTATTCTTGCTGTAGCTTTGCAAGCCGTTCGTCAGCTGCCTTCCACACCCCTGTATATTCGACCTTGCCCCAGTTACCACGGATCACATTTAATGCCTGTGTAGCAATCTGGTTGGCTTCAGCCCCTGTCATCTGTTGTCGTGCCATTGCAGTGTCAACCATACTCCAATCCTGTCCTTGTTCGCTCTGCGCATAGGCTTCAAGCTCCTGCCCAGGACGCTCAACAAGCCCTATAGCACATCTGCAGCGTGGATGTCTCGGTGGAGCTTTGTTACCAAAGTCAAACTCCCCATCAATCTCAACTTTTTGCCCTGCCATAGCACTGCATATTGGACAAAGCTTGTCATCAGGTGTTACGATCCACTCTTTCATGAGGTCTTGCTTGTTCAGAAAACCCTTGTCTAACTGATCTTCCCAATGCAACTGCTGTCCTGCACATGAAGCGGCAATAGTCTCTGTCCTGGCAATGGTCAGCGCACGTTCTCTTACCTTTCGGCGTATCTGACTGTCAACCATTGCATCAACTCGTGCCTTTGACCGTCCTGATTGATCAAGTTTATCTTGGTACTTAAGTATTCCTTTGACTTGATTCTCAGTCAGTCCTATCATTTGACGTATCTGTCTAGCGGTCTCTTTTGGATGACCACCATAGTTTAAAGCGTTTGTGATTACCTGCTGTACACCTGCTCTTGTGGTTGTATCAACCTGCTTTATGAGCTCACCTGTGTGATCTACTGACCACTGCACTGCTCTTGGATTCCTCATATTGAAGCTGGCTTCAAGCTTAACTTTCCGTTCGTTCGCGCTCCACCGATACTTTGGTATCTTAGCCTTCGTAATTTGGTCACTAGTCAATTTGAATTGTTCCGTCATGTACTTTGCCGCTTGATCCCCTGCGTCGCTTAAAATTGATCCTGTCAACAAATAAGCACTATCCATGTTGCTATCGAACACACCCCAGTCAATATGTTCAGGCATGTGCCGGATGTCCTCCACTGCTGCCAACTCTTCCACATTAACGCTTGCACGTAACGCTTCAAAACCAGCAACATACGCGTCAACCATCCTCTTGCGATATTTATCAGCTACTCGGTGTATAGCCTTCCATTCTGGGTCTACCTTGCTTACAAAGGTGTCAAGTGCCTCAATTAGAGCCATCACGCTTCACCTTCCTTGCCTTAGGCTTAGGAGTGACATCAATGGCAGACTCACATGCTACAAACGTCTTAGCTTGTCCAACTGTGAGGTTTTCGACCTTATTTGTGTCATATTCCATGCCAGTCCTGAAGCAGCCAAACGGCATTACATGTGTCCTTGTCATCTTTATGACCATATTGTCACCCCCTTTCCATTACGCATCGTTCTTTAACGCTGTTCTCAATTCATGCACCGCCTGAAGGAAGACAGCCCGATCATCTACAGGCTTGCCACACTTCTTGATGTTCTTGACGCCCTTGTCACCATTGTCGATATCTGTCTCGTCAGGTACGATCTCATCTTCAACGATATCGTCAAGATAGTCAGGTCTTTCAGGGAACTTAGCTGCAGCCCTGATGTAGTTCTCAAGGTCTATGTCTCCTTCTGCCGTTACAGCACCAGAACCAACAACCTTCTGGATAAAGTTACCAAGCTCATCCAAATCAGCCTTTTCAAGCTCATCATGTGCCAGCTTTGGATAGTCTGTAAGCCCATCAAATGCGTTCAATTTAAACAGTCTCGGTATAGCATATGTATTCACGATATCACAGATATTCTGTAGTATTGTGGACAATGCTGTCTGAAACAGTGATGTCTTGTTGACGGACAATGCATAACTTCCGGTCTTGTCGTGTCCAAGCATCAGGAAGTCTGCCATTACGGTCATTGCTATGCGCTGTTCATATCGTGTGATGATGATATTTGTGTCAAATTGCCGTCTCGTAGCTCCACTTGACAGCATGTCTATATCGTACAGTTTGTTGCCTTTGTCGTCGTATACAAGCGGCATTAGCAGCCCTTCCTGCTCATCCCTCTTGATGTTAGTGACGATCTTTTTGTACCTTGAATACGCCAACTTTGTCTCTGGTGTAGCCTGTTCAAGTATATCCGGAGGGACCCACATTATCGGGAATCCAGCAAGGTCACGTTCTATGCCAATTGCCTCGATTTCCTCAATGTTCTTCTTGAAATACCAGCTTCTGTATGCATTACGCAAGATTGACCGTCCTTCAGGATTGTTCTTGTTGCTCTTAGTCCTGAATAACAGTGCTTTCTCAATCGGTATAAACCTTGTTTTATAGTCAGGTGGAGCAATCTGTTCCATACCAACTATACTGCCGTCCGGTTCAAAGCTCCATCTCCAAAGCGTTTCCTGCGCCCTTATAGCCCATTTACGCCAACCTATGCGCCCATCGTTGTACTTACTGCGTGTTGTGCCAGTTGGCTCATCAGGACCCTTACGCAGCTTGTAGCAGGTCTCCATCATGCACCAACCATACGGTAACATGGTCAGAATCTCGGAAATCGTGTCGTTCCATGATGATGACATGTCATCAAGACAACTTTCCAAGAAATCCTTCGCTTCTTCATCAGCTGGTGTCTCTCCACCGACATCAATACGCCATTTAACTTGTCGGATTAACATCTCAATGGCATACAGGAATGCACCAATAACTGCATCATTATCACGCATTTCCCTGTAAGTTAATGCACCCCTGCGTCCCTGCAGTTCTTTCAACCATTCCTCGTAAACAAAGCCTCCAAACCGTGTCAAGCCGGATACACCCTGTTCAACAAAGACGTTATCAACCTCGTATGGCTCATTGGACAAGCCTTGTGGATCAGTTACAGTGTTGCCATTCATCCTGCTTGTTGGGTCTTTCGCTTCAGCTGCATTGAGAGGATACAACCTGGCATTGAGCTCACCCATGGCTGCAGCATCAGGTTTCATGTTCATATTAGCTCTAGCTTTCTCAATGCGCTGTCTCTTGTTTTTGCCCTTCTTTGCCATGTTAATACCTCCCTTCCGTCATATTCCGGCATCACCTGAAGATTATGATGTCAATGCCCTCGTCCAGACTTGGTTCTTCAATCCGCTTCGCTTGTCTCTTGATCACTTCTGCCAGATTTGGATTGTTCTCAGCGTATGCTCTCTCCAAGCATGTGTCCTCAGTGGTCTCCAACCTGACAACTGTCACGTAATAGCCATACTTCATGGCAAGGTCAATCAACGGTTTCCTCCTGCTGACAGTGGTGTTTGTCTCGTCAATGATGAGGTCTTTGCCCTGCTGCATAAGCATGTTCAACAGGATACCTCTCACGCTCCACATTAACGGCTCACCTTCCGTCCAGAACTTGTGGTTGTATACCAGATATCTCAATGCATCAGCCGATACAACCACGTCCTTGTCAGTCTTGTTTTCCTCGATCCATGTAGACTTGCCAGCCCTTGGCAGTCCAACCAATATGGTCATCTCTTTCATACTCTACCTCCATTTTAATGGCGCATACGCCCTACCTCCACTTAGATTCACTAGAATCAGCATCCGGTGCAACTATTGATGTAGGTCTGTTTCCAATCATAAGCTCGGTGAACGCCCATACACAGGCATCCAACCTATCTGGTGACTCCATGCCCTGCTCCCATTCACACAATTGATCCTCAAGACGTCCGAAACAACCCACATGATGACAGCGTTTCTGTTCATACAATGCGCTGATTGGCTCAGCTCTGGTGAACTTGCCCTTGGTAGCATGCACGCCTCTATACGGCACATTAACATCAACTGAGTGTACAGTGTTCTCCACCATATCACCGCCCTGATTGGTCTCTCCAATGATCCTGTCTGCCTTCCACTTGTGATAGGCGGTTATCGCTGCACTAGCCCATGCAGACGGCGTTCCTTTCATTGTAC